TCCTTGTGTTTATTCAACCACAAAATATATTCAGGAGAACTAACTAAATCTAACTCATTGATAATCACTAATTTAAACTGATTTTCCACAAATTGCCACTCTTTTATCAACCTTCTCCATTCAGATTTAGGTTTAGTTGTTAAACCAAGAAGATACCTGTAATACAAATCAGTAAAATGATGCCTATCACCTAACTTTCTGGTTTTATCTTTTCTAATAAATAAAACCTTTTGACCTTTGTATTTTTCTAAAAGAAATTTCTTTTGTAATCCAGTGGGAGTGCTATCTACCTCAATTATTGGTACTTTTTTAAATACATCCGAAATACTAAAATAACCTTGAATATGCTTAGTTTTCCATACACCTTTTTCATACATAGCTAAAACGCCATATTCATCAAAAATGTTTAATCTTTTATAATAGTAATATTCAGGATTTTCAAGAGTTATTCCTTTAATTTTCAATGGTTTAGGTGTTATACTAGCATATTTTAGAATGGAGTTAATTTGAAACTGCTTATCTGCAAGAGTTACATAAACATTATCGTTAGTAATGTCTTCAAAAACTTCCATCAATTCTTTTTCATCTGGTTGAACTTCGTTGTATTTATTAACAAAATAATCAGATACTTTAGAAATAGTTTCTTTAATGGTTGTTTTACATAATCCAGTGTATTCCAATGATTCCCTATTAAAGAAAGGGTTTATGCCAGTATCTGGAGCTATTTTTATACCAATTGGTAAATTTATTCTAGAAATTCCCAAAATATCCCAATCAATAGGGTAATGAACTCCTCCAAAATTAATGTGCATTTCAGTAGATGGGTAAATTTCTGACCAGCTAAACAACTCATTTTCAAATATTTTAGCATTCACATAATCAAATGCACTACCTTCTATAACAATATGAGCTGTTGGAAAATAACATAATTGTTTTCTAATAGCTGTTACTGTAGAATTGAAATCCCATCTTTTGATGTTAACTTTTATCAAAACTCCGTTTCCTTCTGATGTTTCTGTTTGATATAGTAATGTAGATTCTGGATAGTCTTCACCCTTAAAAATTAAAAACTTTTTTTCTACTCCGTCTTTTCTGCAAATAACTTCATATTGACTTGTATAACTTAATGCAGCTTTTGCTCCGCATCCATAGTACAATTGTGTTATCTATAAGGCTCTTTATCCTTATATTCTGCAATTTCTTTTTGTTATATTTGCAGTTCGGACTATATCATCATTCATTTTATGAATGTCGGATGTTCGTGGAAATATTATATTCTCATTACTGAGTTTCAATTTCTAGTCTCTGAACCCACTAAAATCATTTAAATTTTAGCTTGGCTGCTGATCATCCTCTTCAGGGTTTTCCAGCAATTTATCCGATTTTACTTGGGCTTCTATATTAGCAAATTTTAACCCAAAACACCAGCGATTCCACGTTTTGTAGAATTGCCAATTTTCATGTAATATTTATTAAATCCTTCTTCATCCAATCCTAAACCATAATCCTCAATTTCCAGATTATAATCTCCTAGTGAATTTTTATAAAGTCTTACAGTGAATGGTTCATCTTGTTTACCATTCATTAAATGACTATCCCAAGCATTAGAAGCTGCTTCTCTAATCGTAGATTCTAATGGATATTTATAGTTTTCTGTTAAAACTTTCACAATATGTTGTTGAACTTCCTCATCTAAACTGATTGTCATTTTAGTAGTTTGTTCAATTCCATTTACTGTTATATCTCTTTTTGATTCTGTTTGTATCATAATTTATTGTTTATTTATTTGTTCCAAACATTTAATTCCAATTTCTCTCAAATAATCCCCTTCTTGGGAGCTTACCCATTCTAATATGTCGTAAATATCCTTATTTTCTGATTCTATTGTTTCTATTTGAAAATCTTCAGCTAATCCATTATCTGGTTCTTCTTTACAATATTCTCCTGTTACAAACAGAATGTTTCCGTCTATGTTTATTGTTATTGTCATTCTTTATAATTATTTAGTTCATAATAATCAGCCTTCATATTATTCCATTCCCTTTCATAGAATTTTTCTACTTCTTTTAATGTTGTTACTTTTCTATGAGGATTGGGTAAAAAATTTGCTGAAAGTCTTACATCAATAATAATATCTTTATTGTTTTTATCTAGTCTGAATTGAACATCAAAAGAATACTGATCCTCATCTTTTGCTTTGTCTGGATAAGATTTTCCAAAATTCCAATGATAACCTGTTATAAAATACTTAGTACCCATATCATCTTTAATTCTTTTCTGAAACCCCCTTAAAGAGTTTTTCCAATTATCTTTAAACCATTTATATCCAGCTTCTTTAAGCTGTAATTCAAATTCATTGTTATAACTTTCGTCTACCATACTTTTTAAATTAAAAAAGCTCCCATAATGTTTTTTTATTACAAAATGGGAGCTTTTGTTTGTTTTGTTAATGTTTATTCTTCTTCATTAAAAGTATCTAAAACCCAATAAGGATGTTCGGGTAAATCATTTATGTAATCTTCCAAAACGTCTCTTTTTTGTTCTTCTGATAATTTATTCCAACTATCTTCTGTATAATCTAAATCCTCTAAATCTATTTTACGATAACCTGTTTCTTGCGAAACTCCTAAACTCATACCTATTTTCATACTATTTAATTTAAACTATAAATCAATTTGTGAGCATTTTCATTAATTACAGCAGCATTACCAAAATATAAATCTTCTTCTACTTCAGCTACTTCATGGGAAGTGTATCTAGTAATACCTTGTAATAAGCTAAAAGCATTTACACCTGTATTTTGTTGCTCAATTGCTACAGCTTGATTAACAGCATCAAAAATATTTTGTGACTTTTTATGAGATTCGTGGTAATTTACCCTATTAATACCAAACATACTCATATAGAAATCATCTAATTGAGATTGTGTAATAGGTTTTTTAGATAAATCTCCCAAGAATTTTACATAATCTTCTGTATCCGCTACAGTTTTAATCACTTGTTCTGTAAACAACATATATTTATCTACAGAGTTTTTAGTGTTTTTAAATGGAATATCATAATCTGTTTGCCACCTTTTAGCTCCATTTTTACACCAAAGTCTATGAGTAGCAAATGATAAACCTGATTTTGTCATTACATCAAATCCTGTAGTAAACAATAATTTAGTTTGCATTATGTCTCCAATCATTGGGGAAGCAATCTCATATGTTTTTAAAGGTACACTAAAAGTTACTTTTTTACCACCTTTATATTCATGATACTCCATCTTATCTACATCAAGATCTAATCCACTTTCAGTAATAGATGTAACAATTACATCTAAAAACATAGATAAATCAACAGGAGTATAGCTACCTTTACTAACTCCTAAACAATTACCTCCTGTATTTTTATATATTCCATAACTATTAGGACTATTAAATCCTTCTACACCTGTGTGTAATTGTATTTTTTTAATTACAGGTAATTTAACTCTTAATTCTTCAACTTTTTTACTTTGTGTTTCAATTTGTTCCAGTAGTTCCATTTCTTAGGTTTTTAATTTTGTTATTAATTAATTCATGCATTTCTGTAATTGCTTCTTTCTTTCCTTCTATTTTGCAATATTCATATTCATCTACTCCTATTGCGTTTAAACTATCTAATTGATTACTTAAATTGTTTAAAATGTCTACTAAAGTGGACATCTCTCTCATTTTACACAATAAATCAATTGATTGATCCTTTGCTTTTGCAAATTCTTCTATTGGTGTCATAATTAAAATTTTAAATCTTCCTCTTGTTTTATCCAATTAATCTTAAACTCTTTTCCGTTGTGCAATGAATAATACTTATCTATTTTTGTAAAAACTTGTTCCGTATCCCAATCTATGTTATTTTTTGCAGCATAAGAGGGATGAGATATACAAAAAACAGGATTATTCAAAGTGAAAATATATTTTTTTAATACTTGTGCTTCTTTACCAATTAATATTATGGGTATTCCTGGAAAATTAATCATAACATTAGAAAGAAAAAACTCCCAAAAAAAATCCCATTTACCCATAAAACTACCAATTTTATATAATTTGCAATTTAATGATCTGTTAGCTAATAAAAATCCTTCTCTGGATGCTAAATAAGATATATCTTTTTCTTTAAAGAATTTTGTATCATATTCTTTAGATATACCCTCCCAAAAATAATCTAAACTTTGTTGTAATTTGCTATCTGGAGCGTTACTATTATCAAAAGCTAATCCTGTAGCATGAAATTTACCATTTTTATAAACTCCAGGATAAGCATCTTGTCCAATAATCACTATTTTTAAATTATCAGGTGGACATAATTTAAAACATTTAAACAAATCCTCACTTTTGGGTGTAATTGTATCTTTGCAAGTTTTAAATTCTTGATATAAATTAAACATTTGCTCACTTTCAAAAATTGGTTTTAAATATCTTGACCATTCCCCTAATTTATCTTCGAATGTTTCAAAATCTAATTTTCTTTGTATTTCCATATATAATCTTTTGCTGATTTTCTTTTTTCTTTAAAAACAAAATACCCATTTCCTTCACACATTGGGCATTTTTCAACATATTCTTCCTCACTATATATTATTGCTTGCACCCTTTGACCAAAATCAAATTTAGTTTCTATTTTCATATTATTTTTTTGTTTTTAAAATGTTCCCTAATAGCTTCTAAGTTATCATGATTGAATTTTTGATATTCTTTTATTAAAAAATTTACTTTACATATTTTTTGATTATTTATATAAGGTAAAATTCCTGTACCATATTTATATCCTAAAAACAAAGAAGCTTTAATTTTAGAATTAAAAATAGTTTTTTGATTGGAAACAATATCAAAAACTTCAATAACTGTTAATTTCCTTAGTTGATTAATATAACTATCTATTTGAAAATTATTTTTATAAAACCAAAAGTAATCATAAGTTATTAAATTGTTTTTTAATGCTTTTAATATATTAGCTCTATCAAAACCTAAAGCTCTTGCAGCATCTCCTCTATTTTCCCATTCTTTAATAAAATTCCCATTTGTATCAAATTGTAAAACAGCTTTTTCATTTGAATAAGTGTAATCTTTTTTAATTATTGGGTCAATTTTTAATTTATAATTGTTATCTTTTTTATAAACCCATTGATACCCTCCTCCTGACTTAACTCTTTCTAAGCATACACAATTACTTATTTTTGTCATTTTTGTATTTGTTTTTTCAGATGCTTCTTTTAATGTTTTATATTCTGCTATAAAATTTCCATTTAGGTCATATTGTAAAACAGGCGTAGCAGAAGGATTATTTTCTCCTATTAAAACATTAGCTCCCATCCCCCCAGGATTCATATTTTTTAAATTAAAAAATAATTTAAAATAAGATATCCACCAAATTTCCTTTTGGTATAGTTCTTTTAAAGAGTTACATTCTTCTAATAAAATTATATCTATTTCGCAATTGATGCTTCTCATCCAATTGTTAACTAATGTTCTGTGAGGACTATTTTTTGCTGACCATTTGTGACAACTCAATCTTACTTTTAGGGGTTTAATTGTTTGACCAACATATCTAGGATTATCAAAATCTCCCTTTTTACATAAATAATAGATGTACATATAAAAAAAAGACCTCATGCTCAGGTGCTTATGTAGTTACTTGTAAAAGTAAATACCCTGAACAGAGGTCTTAAAAAGTTTATAAAAATAACAAGTAACCACATAAGCGATTACAATATAAATAAACTTTTTTAAAATTCCAAATTTATACTATTTTTTTATTTATGTACTGCTTTATTGGTTCTATTCCGTAATGTTGTGCTATATCTGCCCAATCTTTCAATGGTAGATATTTTTTTTCAGGATTTATATATTTCCATCCAGTAACACTTGTTATAATTTTAGAATTAGTTATTCCAGGATTGTCGCTATCAAAAAGTAAATAAACATCTTTTACATTTTTATTAAAATTATCAATTACATTTTTTGTAAATATGCAAGGATTTTCAGCTTGTACAACACTTTGACAAATATCAACAGCTTTCTTTAACACCCATGCATCTTTAATAGACTTTGTAATAATTGCTTTTTCACAACTAACTAAATCATCTAAACCATGTATGTAATCAAATGGAATGGAAGAATAAAACTTATCTCCCTTATTTCTAAAAGGTAAATAAATCTTCACTTTATCTATTTTAGGAACATAATAAGCAAAAATCACCTCATTTTTTGTATGAAATGGTTCTTTATTTATCCAAAATTGCTTAACAGGGTAAATAATAGTGTCACTAAAGATGTTAATATCATCCAAACCTAAATGAAACCTTTTCAAATAGGTTATATGATCTGCTGTAAAACTTTTAGATGTTGTGAATTTAATATTTACATCTTTTTTAGGCTTCTTTTCTATTTTAGGTAGACTGCTAACTATTTGTAAATAAGCATCTCCATTCATTAGATTAAAGTCTTTAAACACTTTTTCTACAGCTTCATTGTAAGAAATATTGTACAAATCCATAACAAATTGCCAACAATTACCTTTATGAACACTATTAAAAGCTTTATGAAAAAAAGAACCATCTCTAAAATAAATTATAAAAGAAGGATTATTATCTTTTGTATAGGGATTATTACATCTCTTATTTAATTCAAAGCTATGTCCTCTTGCTTCCCAATAATACTTGTTATAAATATCCAAAGGAGATATTTTAGAGAATAATTCTTCATTGTCTAATTTCTTGTTGATTTTCATTTCATTTCTTTACGTGTATTTTCATATTTTCTTAAAATCCATTCACATTCAACTTCTGTTTGCTTTGATTCTAACCCTGCTTCTACAACATTATGTTTCTTAAAACCTTGCTCAAATGCTAAACACATTAGTTCAAATACCTCTTTTTCTGTATAAGTAGGCTCTGTTTTCATACTTAAACATCTTTAAAAGCTCTATGTATATCAAAAAATTCTTTATATTCATCTGAAACAATATCATCAATAGAAAAACTATCCTCTATATAATTATCATCTAGTTCTTTCAAAAATTCTCTTAAAGCTTTTGTTACAGCTTCTTGTAGATTTTCAGCTTCTACATCATATCTTTTATAAGATTCCCATACAATAGGAATTGAATATTTTTTCATAAATTTATTTGTTTAAAAATTTAACAGGTTTCCAATAATATTCTCTACTATGAGAAAGTAATGGTGATGTACAATAGACTTCATATTCTATTGTAGCTCTTTCAAGCCATCTTGTTTCGTAATTAGCAGTTAATGGAAACCAAAGAAATTTTGTTTCTTGTTTTTTAATCCTCTTACGATAGTTATGACTTAGCTCTTTTTGTTCTGTAAATCTCATAATTACAAAATTAAAAAACCCTCCCACAATAATGTAGGAGGGCTTTGTTTTTAAATGTTAAAATTAATATGAAGCATCTGTATCAACAACAGAACTATCAGCATTTACAGGATTCATACCTTGTTGATATTCGGTAAGTTCTCCCTTAATTGAGAAGTTTTTGCTTCCATATTCACCAAATGAATTATCAAGGAATTTAACCAAATTATACATAGACATTTGTCCAATTTTTGATTTTTCTGTTAATCCTTCAAAGTTATTTTTAGCATAAGTTCTGAAAAACTTCATAAACTGTCCACTACAAAATGCTTTAGTTTCAATCCTGTTATTTTCTACAGTGGTTGTATTACCCTCATCATCTGTTACTTCTTTACTTGTAACAGTGAAATTAGCCATTACAGTGTGTCCACTAAAGTCTTTAACTAATGAATTCAATTCTTTCATATCCCCTTGCCAGAATTTCTTAGGATTTTCTGGAAATAAGCTAGATTCTGTATCAAATGGATTAATGTTTGTCCAAGCAGCTAGAAATCCTAAAAGGTTAGCTTCTCCCTTAAATGCTTTACGATATTGTAAAGGTTTAGCATTCTTTCCAGGGGTATTTGTAAAATATTCACTTAGGTTTTCTTCACTATCACAATAAATACTCTTACCATGTTGATTCACATAGCGAAATTTACCTGTAGAACTTACATCATCTACGTCATATAAACTGAAATTTACAGGATATTTATTACCTGTTGATACTTCTTTAACCCAAGCTGTAACAGTGAGTTTATTACAAAATACAGAGGTTTCATTACCATCTGCATCTTTTGTTTTTAATTCTTGGTCAGTTTTTACATATTCAAACTCTTCTTTAGGTTCATAGTTTTTATCCCTTTCTACTCTTAATAGTTCATCTAATTCTGATCTCAAAGGATTGAACCCCAAAATTTGAAGTTCTCCTACACCTACATACAATTTCTTTGTTCCTTCGTTTTGATTTACTTTCATGTTTATCTGTTTTTATTTGTTTACGAGTAATAATTTTGAATCTTTTTTAGGATATCAGCACTGTCATTTGGAATTACATTTAGATCTTTTTCAAACAAATCGGGAGGACATTTAGCACTTAAACCTTCTCCAGATAGTTTAAAAAAATATTCAGGTTTTTCATCTTTAAATTTACAATCTGCATACAATACAATAGTAAATTCTTTTTCAATTGTACCTTCCCATCTTTTACCTAATACTTTTACCCTTTTTTCAGGATTTTTTTCTATGTTGAGAACTTCATAATGAGATGTTACAAACACTTCTTTTTCAGCAAGTTTAATAATATCTAAAAATTCACTTACTTTTTTGTTATAAGCAGCCCATAAATCATATCCTGTATAAGTTTTAGATAATTCTTTTTCAAACAATTCAAAAATTGCCGTTAAACTATCTAATACAATGCAATCAATTTCAGGATTTGTTGAATAATCTTGTAAACATTTAATTGCTCCTGCAATATTTTTTGGTTTACCATGATATTTAAAGTTCTTCCTAAAAGGTAATGGTTTTAATTCTGCATTAATAAATCCTGTTGTGTTTTCGTCCATATTCCTAAAAGAATACGTTTTGCCCTTACCACTTTGAGAAGTGTATAAAATCTTACCAAATTCTGTTCTTTTTTGTTTTTCTGCCATACTGTTCTTTTATTTATTCACAAATATACTAAAAAATCTTTGATTTGACAAGCTCTTTTAAATCCTTTTTAGCTATAACAACATAATTATTATCACTAGATTTATTAATTGTCATGTTCCAAACATCATTAAAACTAAGACAAGGTTTATTACAAATTATATAATTTTCAGCAGCTTTTTTTGTTGAGAATCTCTCAGTACCATCATTTTCATAATGGCTATTTTTTCTAGCTTTATTTTCAACAATTTCAAAATCCACATTATCAACTAGAAAATAATACACATCTCCCTCATAAATATCTTTTCCATCTTCTGTTTTGAACAACGATTCATCCAGTTTTATATAAGATAAACAAGCTGTAGTATAACTACATGATTTAGTGCCAAAAATATAATCCTTTGCATATACAATCATTCCTGAGTCTGATGCATCATCTAATTCAAACTTAGTTATTTCACTCACACCTAAATCACCTTTTATTCTATCTCCTAAAGTGAAAAGTTTACTGTCTGAGAGCCTTTTAACTGAATGAATTTTCCAATAAGGATGTTCTAAATATTTTGATTGTTCAGATACCAAAAACACTTTTTTATTTTTAAATATATTAGAATCTTTTAAGCATCTAGTTGCAATTGTACCTTTAGGTATAAGATTAATATTTTCTGTAACAATAAAACTCATTATTTCCCATTGTTTTTCTTTTATTTCTTCCCAATCAGAGGAATTTTCAATATATTGTATAGGAATTAATCCTATGGTACTTTTATTTAGCTTATAACCTGAAGTATTTACTAATTCAGCTATATCTCCTGTTTGTTTGTGTTTATATTTTTTCATATTTTAATTGGTTTTTTGTACAACTTTCACACGTTAACAACATGTGAAGCAAATAATAAGGAACAAAAAATATATTTTTACAAGAGTTGTTAATACACTCTTTTGGTTTATATATGCTCATATTTTAATTGCTTTTGACATTGGAATTAATTGTTTTTGTAAGAAATATGAATGATTAAATATATCATCATAATTCTTTTGTTGCCATTCTTTTACTTCTAAAGATTTTGGTAATTCTTTAAATAAACCATTTTGACCCATAAAAACTGTTCCTATTGAAGCTCCATCAATACCATAAGAATTCTTTAATATTGCTACGCTTCTAAAATATTTATGTCCATTAAGAGGACTTCTAAATATTTCTACATCTCCATAGTTTTTGTCTGTTGTATTATATCTAATAGGATCAAACAAACTTAATACAACGTCTGACGCTTCTGCTAAATTACCCGTCTCTTTAATGTTATCGAGATGAGGTTCAAAACTGTCCATTTTTTTATACAAAGGATTACTTAAATCTCTATTTAACTGGGAAACAGCAACACAAGTGTACCCTAAATAGTCACGAAAGTATTGGAGATGTTCTACAACACGATCAATGGCTTGTTTTTTAGTAGGATAATCTTTTACAGGTTTTGTTAAACCTAAGTGATCTACTAATACAATTACATGTTCATTTGGATCTTTTGGAACATACCTTTTCTTAAATTCGTCAATTGTTTTTTCTTCTCCATTTTGTTCAGCGTATGTTTTTACAATACGAAATATGTCATTAGGACTTCTTTGACCTTCGTAAATATCTAAAACCTGTTCTAGATTCTCAAAATAAGGTTGATACATTTCTACATATTGATACTGATTAGGAGTAAGTTTTTTGTTTCTATACCAACCTAATAAAGTACCAATGTCTAAATCAATTCCTTGTTCTTGAAATATTTTTAAACATGTCCATTTAGCAAAGCTAAAAACAATACTTCTTTCCATAGAAAAAAGAATTATTTTGAGCTTTACTTTGTTTGTTTTAAAATTATCTTCAAAAGGATTAATCAAGAATGCCAAATTTGTAAATGCACTTTTACCTGAACCTGGAGAACCAATAACAGATATTAACATTTTCTTTTTTAGAGATATGTAATTATCTAATCTTTCAAAACCTGTTAAAAGACCTTCGTTTTTTCCTTTTATACCTTCATTAATAGAATCTTTTAGGTTTTCGTAATAACTCATAATTCAAATGTTGTTTTTAGCACTTGTTCTTTTTCTTCAAAATTATCATAGGCAGAGGCTAATTCACTTACCCATAATGCTTTTGATCTTTCTTTAATGATGTAATATTTTATAGCTGGAGCAAAACTACCTCTTTTTGCACAAGATTGTATGTGATTTGATATAATTTTTAATATTTTATCAACGTCTGTGTACTTAGGATATTGTTTCCAAAATCTTTGTAAAGATTGTTTTAATTCTACCTCTGTAGGTCTAAAATAAACATTCCCAAAACCTTTTATTTGGTCTTTACCTACATATTTTTTCATTTCTGCTCTAATTTGTAAAAGCATAGCTTCATAAATGTCTTGTTTTACCTCTACTCCAACTACAGATTCCACTAAATCTTTACCTTTTTTAGTAATTCCACCCGCTGGATAAATATAACCATCCATCATTAATTCTACACTTTTGTCAAAATTAGGTTCTTCTCCTACATATTTTAACCACAAATAAACAAAATTGTCTACTTTAATAGACAAATTTTTAATAATTTCAGGTGTTAGTTTTAGTTCCATATTTGTTATTTTAATGACAATCTGCATAATTTTGAGCAAATTCAAAAGAACAACTAATTTTTACATTAAGTTTTAACTCTTTATTTATTTTTTCTATAGATTGTGCTATTATTTGTTTTGTTTTTTCTTGATTTTCAACATTAGCTAACCATTCATCATGACATTGATAACTAATTTTTATTCCTGCTTGTCTAATATATTTTACCCAAGTATCAAAAACATACACTGCTGTAGATTGATTTAAAGTAGAAAATTTATCTTTTTCTGCTCTTAATGTATACCAAAAACCAGAAACAGGATTTAATAGCCATTTTTGACCATAAAATTCTTTAATTTTTAAAGAATTTTCTACATCAAGAATAGCTTTATTTCTTTCCCAAAAAGTTTTTAATAGTTTTTTAGCAAAATTTAGTTTAAATCCCCCATTTCTTGCTAATGTTTCTGCTCCTACTTTATATGTAGCTGAAAAATTAACAGTTTTAGCTTTTTGTCTTATGTCTTTATAATTAGCTTCTCCTTTTTTATGAGCTTCTACTTGTTCTTGAGTTAATAAACCAGCTAACATAGCAATATCTAAATGAGCATCAAAATCAGGATTATTCATTTCTTCTACATACTTTGGATCGTATTTATAGATATAATGTCTTTTTGTAGAGTCTTCTATTCCTGATAAATCACTTCCCACTAAAAAACAACCATCACTAGCTATTAAAGAACTTCTTACTTCTTTACCATATTTTTTAAAAACTCCTGGAAGATTTACTACAGTTTTATGTTGAAGTCTTAACGTATTAGTTAATCCTATACATGTAGGGTATAAAAAACCATTTTCATTACTTTCTAAAAATCCTTCAAAAATTGATATTCTATGGGATAATACAGAATAACCATCTAACACTTCTAATTTAGGCTCTTTTTCAAACAGTTTTTTAATACTATCGCATAATTCTCCTTGACCCTCTCTAGAACTTATTTGTGGTATTTTCTTTACTTCGTTAGTTTTTTTATCTCTTACGTGTTTTATATGCTCAGGAGTCCACCCTAATGAATATAACCAATCTTTGATTTGACTGTGAGAATTAGAGTTTGGTTCTTTCCAAGTTACAATTTTAGATTGTTCTATTTTTTGAATAGGTGTGACTACAGTGCTAAAAAATAAATCCCCTTGTTGAAAAATGTTTCCCTTATCATCTGTTCCTGCATTTTCATAAGTTTTTTTCTTTTTTACAGCTACTTTTGGCATAACAGTTTGAATTTCAGCTATTTTACTTTCTTTTTCTTGCGTAAGTTGTTGTAACATTTTTTTACAATGATCAACATCTAACTTAATACCCACTTCTTCTTGTTCTCTTACACAATCCATTTTAAAAGAAAGATAATCACAATATCTGTAAATCTCTTCGTCTGTAGTGTATAATTGTTTTAAGTAATTAAAAAACTTATTCCAAATAATGCTGTTTATTTTAACATCTTCTTGACATCTATGTTTATACACTTCAATGTCAAGATTTTCCCAATCTAATACTTCTGGCTTTTTAACTCCTACATCTATTCCCCATTCATCTAATCCATGTTTTTTTCTATCAGGAAATAATGTCCAAGAAAGAGATAGTGTATCCCAAATTCTAATATATTGTTCAATATTTAAAATTCTTTTTATAGTAGGAATATCGTACCTCACTCCATTATGAGCTACAAATACACTATCTTTTTGTAGCATAAGATTTCTGATATCATTATAATTTATTAATGTATTTTTTTCTAAACTGTTTAAATTAAAATAACTTAAACAATGAATTTTAGTAGCTTTTAATCCATCAGTTTCAATATCAAAAATGTATATGTCCATTATTCTGTATTTTGATTTATCTCTGTAATTTTATCATATCCTGCATCTGTCATACAAAAAAGTTCATCTGTATTGTCATCACAGAGTTTGATATATCCTAATACACCAAGCTTTTGTGAAATGAAGCTGTATTTTTCAGCATCTTCTAAATCATACAAATCTTCTTTGTTATACAATGATAGTAAAAAACTCCATGTTGTTAAGTCTAAACCATTAGATTCTAATAATTTTAACAATTTCTTCGTCACTTTAATTTCCATACATTTGTTTTTCTACAATGTTATCAATTTGTTTCTCTATTAAAGAATATCTCAACATCATTTTTTCAATGAATTTGTCTTCCTTAACTTTTAATCTCACTTTTACTCTATGAGAGGATTTTGATTTAAGTTTTGCCATGTTATTTTTTCTGGATTTATATTAATCAGTGCAGAATTTAACCACTTCTTTTGAAAAGGTTGATTACTTACAAAAATATGAATAATGGCGTTTTCTGTATCATTTAGCAAAGCTCTTCCTAAAGCTTGCTCCAAATTTTCACTATTACTGTCAATTGCTGTAATGAGAATATGCCTTAATTCTGGAAATGTAACACCTTGTCTGCCTTTTCTGATTAAACAAAGTTGATTTATTTCCCCTCTCTGAAAACTTAACAATACAGAATCATCAGCAGACTTAGAATTATACATAGGAATTCCATACTTTTTACCAATGTTTTCATCTCCAGAAAATAAAATAAACCTTTTTTCTTTATTTTGGTTTATCCATTTTCTAACAGAATTTACCAAACTATTACAAGAATTGATGAATCTCATTCTGTTTAAAGCATGAAACATTTTCTCTTTTCCATATGTACTGTCTACTTTATAGGACAACCTATTACATTCTTTTAGCTCTGTAGATTTCCATTTCTTTGTTTTTCCATATTCTACAGATGTAACAGCATCTAAGCTATATTCGTATATAATTACATTGTAATCACATACAATACCATCTTGAATAGCCATATCAGTTGTATAACTGACTATTTTCTTTAATCCTGTAAATAATTGTAGTTCATGTAAAGTGTTATTGTTTATTGTACCACTTGCTAGGATAACATTACTATGTCTTTTTACTAATTCTCCCAATAAAGGGAGTTGATTTTCAGTACCTATTAGGTGGCATTCATCAACAATAACATAATCCCAATTTTTTAGATAAACCTTTTCAATACTTACAAATGTACAATAGGTTATATTTGGGTGGTAATCAATTAAATCACATTCTGTTTCCCAAGATTTACGAATATCAATGTTAGGGTATAAAACAAGAATATTGGGATTTTTTATATAGTTGACACTGTATTTCTGTATAGATTTCAACAATATCCTTGTTTTCCCCGATCTTACGCTTGATTCTACAATACCTAAAAAACCACTTTGTAATATTTGATTGATTATATTTTCTTGAATTTCATCCTTTTTCATAGTTTACATCCTTCACAAACATCAATATTTGTTGTTTCTTTAATTACATCTAAGCAAATAATACATTGTGTTGTTGTCATGGTTTTTAATTGAATTATAAAAAAATAGTCTGATGAATATATAATACCCATCAGACTATTTTAAATTTTAGCGTTTTTTAATCGTTACTTCTTTCTAACATTTGAGAAAGAGGATTATAAACTTGTTGAGGTGCAATAAAACAATCCTTTTCTAATGGTAAAGTTGTGTGATTTTTAGTGGTTAGTTCAGCACTACCCTCTACAAAAAACATTTCCTTTACTTCGTCTAAACAAATAACTTGTTTGGCTTTTTCAACATAGTGTCCACTTGTTGATTGTTTTGCTACATTTTCTTTTACTTGTGTTTGCATTTTTTTGGTTTTATTGGTTAATTAATATTCATATTTTATTTTAGAAAAATAAACTTCTCCACTCAAAGATACTACATTATTTAAATCTTCAGGGTCTAATTCTTTATTTTTTAACATTTTTATGCCCTCTTTAGTAAAATTAAAACTAAAAATTTCTCCTTGTCTATTAATAGATGTTAAAAATGGTAATAATTTTTTAGGGATTTGACATAGACTAGCAATAGCATCTTTAGCATTTGTTAGTTCAGGATTTACACCTAAGAAAAACATTCTATCTGTACTTGGACAATAACATCTAACATATGCTATATCTACATTGTTTACTTTCCCTTTAAATAAAGTATAAACTCCAATATTCATTCCTTTTGTAGTTCCTTCTAAATAAACATTTTCTTTTTTATTTATATAAGAATTAATTTCTTTTAGATTTTTAGATAAAAAAGTAAATAAAAACTCATCACCAAATTTTTGTTGATAGAAACTTAAAATTGCAGATTTTACTTCTTCGTTCTCTTCTTTAACCCAATCTTCAAAAGTTATTTCTTTATTTTGTAATTTGTTAAATAAATTTTTTGAAATATTTAATCCGTTTATATAATAACAATCAAATGCGGCAAACGAATTAGACCAAATTACAGCACTTTTATCAATATTATTTAATCTAAATTGTTGAGATTCCTGAGTTATTTCAACTGGATATTTTGAAATTACACAAACATTTTTACTGAAAATAGCAGAATAAATACCACTTTCTGATTGAAGTTTAAAACATTTTTGAAAATCTTCATTTATTGTCAATTTTAAATTAAACTCTTTTCTGATAAATTCAAACCAAGTGTAATAAACTTCAGAATAAATATTTAAGGTGAACAAATAAGAATTGTTATAAGTTGATATAGGTTTTAATGTTTCTTCACTTAACTGGCTACCTAACTGGCTATCTAACTGGCTACCTAACTGGCTATGTAACTGGCTACCTAACTGGCTACGTAACTGCCTAT